AAACCGTTGCGATTGCACCACTTGGTGGCAGAATCCCATTTGGCGTAGTTGATGGCCACTACCATACGGTCTCTGTTGTTCATTTTGCTTTCAATGATGCTTTGTTTTTTGGGTTTGATTTCAATCACTTCTGCAATCAAGGTGTTCTGGCGTGTTCTGTAGGTGATCAAAAAGTCTGGCACATAGATGCTTTGTTTTCCTGTGACAGGATTGCGATAAGGAATCTGTATGCTTTCGCTGGCCCACTGCATCACATTGTCGTTGTTGTCCAGAAATATCATAAACGATAGTTCCCAACCAGACCTATAACGTGGCACACCTTTGCCCACATACTTGGCAGGATTTTTTACAGTGTAGGGTCCTTGTGCAAACTTGCTCATGCCCGGGCATTTCGTGCCGCATAGTAGTTTGGCTGCACAGGTTGTGACACGCCAAGCAAGGTGGCATTACTACGCTGGTCATTGAGATAGTATGCCAGAGTCAAGTTCAGTTCTGCAGTGTTAGCAGTTGTTTGCATCTGCTGTAACAATGACAGCACCGGTATACTCTGTTCATTGGCAACTCTGAACAGAGCTGTGGCAAAGTTGGCCGCTGCTGCCGCAGTGGTGCATGTTGTCTTGAAGTAACTGAGCACCACATCATATTCATTGCTGTCAACAAACTGCTCGTATCCGTAAAAACTGTCAAACACTCTCACAGTGAGATCTAAATTGTAGTTGGTGTTGTTAATTGAGCTCATGTGTTAGCCGGTCTTAAAGTCTTTGCCGAACGTACCAACAGCAGGTGGGGCAGCGGTTGATTTAGGAAATATCATACTGTTGGTAGAGTTGGCTGCGTTGCGCATTGCGCCCGGTAAGCTGTTGCGCAACACATCTTGTCGGACAGCGTTTGCATCATTGCGTATGATATTGCTGAGAGGTGTTCGCTTCAGTGTTTGGTTTACATTCAGTGCTTTTTGTGCGGCACCAATCACATTAAAAATGCTGGGGTTAGGACCAGCCAACGCGGTCAAATCTTCGTAGATACCTATACCGGCGTCTAGTAATCCGCCTTGACCCAGCACAGTTGACTGACTGCCAGGACGAGAGATTGAACTACGGATCTGATCGTAATGGGCAGGATCAGCAAATCCAACCACATTGGTATCGGGACGCACAGCACCAATGGCACCTGAATAGTATTTTACAGTTTCATACTTTATTGACACAGTATGTGTCATAATACCGCCACCTTGACTGTAGTCATAGGTGTCGTGTTTCCAATCTGTGATCATTGGATTCACCAGCACATAGGCAGCAAAATGGTGTTGATTAAGTCCGTAAATTTTGATGTCACGAAAGAAAGGTGGCTTACCTTCTGGAGCAAATGTTCCATCCATGTAACTTTCGCCCACATAGCCCCAGTCGTTTACAAATCTATCGTTGCTGTAGGTGTCACGTGTGTTGTAGCCAAATCCTGTTGGTGTTGTTTGTAAGCTGCCAGACGTTCCATTGGTGTTTGGCACACCTTCGTACTGTTGTACAGGATCTTTATAATAGTAACTGAAGTAGTTGTACCATAAATTGCGAATTAAATCGCCGCCGTCATCATTAAAAGTTATGGTAACAGGTTGATATTCAATTTTACTTTGTACCAGACGTTTACGATTGTACTGATTCATTGTGTCAACTGAGATTTGATAACTGGGCAAGTCAATGGTCTTGACTGACAGGCCAATGCTGGTTTGGTCACTGTTGTTTAGGGCAGGAATTCCTGTGGTGTTTAGATTAAAGAATGTGTGGAAGTTGAACTTGAAGCGTGGCGCAAGTTCGTATCCATTTGTACGAAAGGTTTTACTGGCGTGGGTATAATCTCTTAACCCGTTGTCGCCAATAAAACCTTTTAAAAAGTTTTGTCCAAAGCTCATTCAGTTACTTAGGCGCCTTGTGTGCCACCTAAGCCGGTTACTGTGCCCAGTGTAGTACCAAGGATAGTGCCTGTTTCGCCAACACCACCGCCAACCACTTGGTTAGCATTGTCAAAGGTAATACTCAGTGCAATAGTCATTGCTTCACTGGTTGCATAGTTGGCATCACCATAGTTTACTTCTTTCAAGTAGCAGCCATACAGTTCCCATGACTCTAACACTGTTGGAGCAACAGCACCGTTGCCACCGTCCAGCACTTCAAACTTGGTTGTGAATTTGTAATCTGCACCTGCAGCCGCAGATGCCATTTCAAAGAAGTCCAGTTGTTTCTGTAGCTGTGAACCAACCAGTTGTTGTACATTAGCACCTGCATCGTCACGCAAGTTACAACTTACATCACCCCATGAGTGCTTGCCAGCCATTTTAAGAGTGGAGTTGTAAATTGGTAAATCAATATTTTCAAATGTCACTGTGGGGCGTGTAAAGTCAATGACCTGTTTGGTCATTTCGGTAACTGGACCACCTTGCACACCAAAATTTTCAAATATCACTCGAAAGCGATATTTCAATTTTGGCATTAATATGCCTGTACTGCCTTGGCTAGCGTCACTTGCCAAGGGTACTGTCATTTTGTTTAACGATGCTGAAGCCATAATTTTTATCCTCTGTTATTTATGTTATCTATGCGTGACTAAAAATAGGGACCTGGTCCCTATTTTATTAGCCGCCGGCAGCAATTTCCCCAGTGTTCTTGATACGCACTGGAATGTAGATAAACTCAACTGCCTTGACTGGCTCAATAGCAATATCAACATACAATTCGTTACGATCTATACGTGCAGGAGTATTGTTTGACGCATCACACACCACTAGATAGTCATAGAGACCACGTTTAGCAACCAGGTCAATCATTAGACCGTCAATTGCGTTCTTGATCTGATTGCGTGTGATCTGATCATTTGGTTCAAACAAGAACTGCTTGCCAATGATGTCCAGGCGTCCACGAATAAATGCTACCAAACGTGCCACATTGATGCGGTCCAGTGCTGTGGTGTTACTTGTGGTTGTTTTGTTACCAAAGTTAGTTATACCAATGCCAGGAATAAACGTAATTGGGTTGATTGCATTTTCATACAGCACATCACGCAGGCCTTGACGTACTCCTAGCGGTTGGAATTCACCTGTGGTAGAGTTGACATAGCCAAGCTGTACAGCGTTGTCAATCACACCACGACGTGTTCCGGCTGGAGCAAACCAAGGAAATGATACTTCATCACTGCGAATAATTGTACGTATCATCATGTGACTTGGTGCTGTTACTACTGGACTGCCACTCAGGTCAGTTGTTTGACAACTTGGATAGAATACACCCATGTACTGATTACCCACTGTTAGACCGTCACCTGTGTCTAGTCCAAGGCCGTTGTTGTTACTGGCCCACAACAAGATATCTTGTGGATCCAAACGTAGTGGTGTGTCACCAATCACAAAGCCTGTGTTGTTGCGCTCGTTGTTGAGTGCAATCATGTTTGGCATCAATTCTGGATAGGCCGGAGTTGCCATCAAGTTGAATTGACGCTGTTCTTCACGCACGTCTGTGTTTACATCAATACCCGACTTCAATGCAGCCACAATCATAGCACGTTGTGCTTGACGTCCCATGTACGGAGAACCATTGGCTTTTAGACCACTGGCTGTGACCCAGGCATTGGTCACTGCGGGCAGTGTATCATCTGGATAGGTGTCTGCGTTAAAGTAGTCAACCTGGAAACTCTTGACATTAAATCCTGAACGGCGTGAGTTGAACAACAACATGCCTTGTGGATACAGTGATGGATTTGGTGCATCCAGGTCCAGGTAATCACTGACCAACAAACTGGTGATAGTTGGGAACGGTGCTGTGATAGGATCTGTGTCACCGTTTGGTGCCCAACGTGCATCAGCAAACAACACACCATTTTCTGTGGTTTGGTCAGTGTTGTCGATGGCCACCCATTGATCGACACCATTCACTGGCTGCCAGCGATATAGTTTAGGATAGTTTTCCAAATCACTTGTGTCCACCCATAAGTCACCGTACACCAATGGTGATTCTGCTGTGTTGGTCTGTGTGGTAGGCGCAGTGGCGCTGATAATTGGGCCTGCGGCATTTGTGTTGCTCAAATCAAAACCACGAACATCGTTTGTTACATTCTGATAACCTTGCCATTCGCCATTGTCTTGGATCAAGATGTCAACGTCATCAACAGCACTGTAGTACCATAAACGACCTTCTGCTGGATCTTGATCCGGTGCGGCTGCACTTGCTGTGTAGGTAAATGTTGGTGTGGTAACCCAGTTACTTAGTCCCAAGCCGAAGGCTACACCATCTACATAGTTGGTTTTTACTCCAGTTACGCTGGTATTAAATCCGGCTGTGGTAACTGGTGTACCAATTACGTTACGCAATACTATTGTTCCGCCAGCGGACTGTGTAAACACCACAGCGCCTGCACTGTTAACAGTGGCACTAACATATGGAACATTGGCAGCACTGACTGCGGCAATAAAGTCCTCAACTGTGGTTCCTTCTAATGTGGCCGTTGCACTAGCAATAGTAGTAGTGCCAGGTTGAGTAGCCAGAATTGTAAATGAGTTACCAGACACAAACGGCCCTGGGGTAGTGTCATCACCTGTGATTTCTGTTGCACCAGTGGCATATCTTTCAAATATTGTAAAACTTGATGTGTTGTTGTTTAATATGTTTGCATGAGCATATGTAGATCCAGCAGGAATATTTTTTCCCCCACCGCTTGGATCAGTTTCATACAACGCTTCAGATTCGGTGAGGTATACTGGACATGCTTGTGCAACAAATGCACCAAGAATAGAACTGTATTTTTTAACAACTATCTGAGTACCTTGGTTTACATCAGAAATCTTTTGCCACACACTGCCAGTTGGTGCTGGTTGTGTTTGAGTTGCACCCCATCGCGGAACTGTGTAACTTGGGCTTACTTGATAGGTAGGAGCAAAATACTCGGTTGCTGTGATGCCCAATGTTGTCAGCGCAGTGCCGGATATGTTGGCTATCGAAACAATACCAGTGTTGGCTGTGCTGCCATCGTTTGTGGCAGTGGAATCAGCATAGATGTACAGTTTGCCGCCAATGGTGGCTGCATACACACCGGTAATGGCTGCGTCGTTGATGGCATCAGCAATGCCATCCACTGTGTTGTTAGGAGCAACAGGAACTGTGATTGTTACATCATTAACAGAGAAAGTTTGTGCGGCAGTTAACGTGGTTGGCGCTAATGTACCACTCACTGTGGGCCAGGCAGTTTTCCATTCGTCGCTGCCAATTGTTACCCAGGTATTGTACAAATCTGACAGTGCAGTAGCACTGGTCTGTGCGGATGTTGGCCCACCACGTTTGTAGTAGCCTGGATTAAATGTGCTGGTTGCAGTGACAGCGTAATCACCAATGCTGCCAACTGTTTGTAATGGAACTGTTGTGCCAGTTTCTAACTGTAGTGTACTGGTGATCACAATCGGAGTTTGAACAGTGAATATTCCGGTTGTGATATTCCATTGGAAAATACCCCATTCAGTGTTTGCAGTGTCTAACCAATAGGTATTGTTGTTGGGAGCGCCTAGCGGACGTGATAGCGACGCTGTTAGTTCTGTCAAGTCAATGTCAACACGTTGCACATACGCACGATTACTTACACCCAGTGCAGAGTATGCTGCCAACAGGCCGTATTCGTTTAGTTCGTAGCCGTTGATTGGTGTGCCAGCAGTGGTCTTGTAGAAGAATGGATTGCCAAAAGTAGCGGCCAAATCTCGCTGACTGGTCATTAAATAAACACGGTTAGCATTCGCTGCCAATGTTCCCGGTGCAACGCCAACTCCAGCGGCACTGACTTTGTTCTGTGCCGTTGCTATTAAAATATATGGTACTGAATTGGTAGCAGCAGGGATATATTGACTTTCGTCAATAATCGTTACTTCTACGCCTGGGGATACTAATGCCATGGTTAAATCCTTTTTCTAAGTTTTAATATTTAGCACCTATGCAGAAAAAACACGATCATTACACCCTTTGCAAAGGTTTTTGTCGCTAAATACTACATGCAAAGACCCGTATGCCCTGCTTGTAATCAAAGATTGTGTGCTGTAAACTATCATCGTGATGGTGTGCCGCATTATAGAACACGCTGTGACCACTGTATTAAGAAACAACGTCGAGCGAAGCCGCCTGAGCCTCGTTGGAAAGCAAGTGGTTATAAGAAAAAAGCCACATGTGATAGATGTGGCTTTAAATCCAAATACTCTGCGCAAACGTCAGTGTATCACGTAGATGGCAACTTGCACAATACCGGTGTTAACAATTTGAAAACAGTGTGTTTAAACTGCACAGTTGAGATCAAGAAGTCTGATTTGCCCTGGCGGCCAGGCGACCTGATGCCTGATTTATAACAGTTTGTATTTGCTTGTACAGTGAGTCAATGCTGGAGTTGTTGTGCAACACAAAATCAAAGTCAGTACCCACCCAGGCTGTTTCGCTAGCATGAATGCCTTCCGTCTTTAGCCAGGCCCGTGCTTTGACATCACCCTGATTTGCTTTGGCAGCAATATCAGTCCAATGTGGTTGAACACCTCGCTCAATACGGAGTATAATGCCGCCCGAGGCACGTAAGGATTTAATTTCGTTGGGAAAACGGCAGTCGCTGATCACAACATTGTCTTCACTGTTACGCAGTTTGTTTTCTAAACTGGCAATCCAAATATCATCATGGAATCCGGACCGACACACTTCTGTGCCCCATAGCTGTAGCATTAAACGTGGCGTCAAGTTGGGCACGTTTAAACGTTTGGCCCACCATGAATCCACCTGTTCTCTCCATTCTCGAGCCTGTGCTGTTCGTCCTTCTAGCAGGGTACGATCCCACCCAAACACCTGTGCCACTGCATCTTTAAGGCTGTTGGCAAAACTTTCACGCCTGTACTCGTGGAAATTCACCAGGTAGTCTGCAACAGTATCTTTGCCAGATCCAATAAATCCGCATACGCCAATGATCATGATAATTCCGTTACATTTAAATGTTTGAGTGTGGTTTGCAACAATTCAATTTGTCTACGGCAGTCTTCTAACGCATGATGACTTGTAGGCGGTTTGGGCAGTCCTGGCCATAAAGCAAATACTGTTCTTGAATCTCTAACTGCATAAAACTGCCACGGAATTGGTTTTCCGTAACTTTTATAAGCATGTTCCAGGATGTTCATGTCATATGTGGGACCTTGTGCCCAAACACGATTGCTT